ATCATCAGCTACGGTATTAACTATACCTGTATTAAAATACTGGATAGTTGTAGCAATATTGGTTCCGGCTGGTAGAGTTGAAGTACAGGTAAGTGTTGTACCACTTACATTAAAATCAATTCCCGGAGTTTGTGCTACACCGTTAACATAGAGCATTGTAGCATTAGTAGTTCCATTCTCATCTAATGTAAGAGTAGTAGTTCCACCATTATGACGTTTTACTTGAGGATTGAGTTGATTTAAACCTGTAAGATAGTTACTCATTTAATCCCCCTTCGGAAAGTCGGATTTGACTTTATCGCAAGCGGTAACCCAAGCTTTATATTTAGTGTCATCACCCTTTTCCTTATCGTGAACAGCTTCAAGGAAATCAATGATAGAAGGATACTGAACTCTTCGTAGTATTTTATAATCTGCCATAATCTTTCCTAACCTATCGCTGTAATTGTTAGTGTTGGACGCATGATGTGTGTCGCGCCAGCACCATCCCAATACTCCATCTCATGTAACTGAGCTTGGTGGCTCGTACTGTATGCTCTAACTTGCATTTTTAATGTTTTGCTTGAACTCCAAGACGCTAATTTTCCTGTTGCTGTTTCATTTCCATCTCCAATCGCGATAACCCAACGAAAGTCAGCAAGATGATCGTGATAACCATATCCAGATGAAGTTCTCCTTGCGCTTGTTACTTCGTCCGAATCAATATAAAAATTCAAATGGTGCATATGTTGATTATCACCGTAGCTGTAGGCCCAATGAAAATCGTAAATTACAGCCTGTGCGCCTGATGGGGGTGTGTAAGCTAACAAACTTCCTGAGAAATCAGCATAGCTTGCCGTTGGAATTTGCACTGCTGTTACGTCTTGCGCTGTATATGTTCCACTACCAACAGTAATAGATCGACCATCACAAACCAATGGAACCATTTCTAAAATTGAGCCAGCACCACCTACGGCTCCCCAAGAGTTATCACCTCTAAGATATGTACTAGATGAAGCAGTTCCCGAAGCTGATAGCTCTGCAACACCAATAGCATCGTCAGCCATTTTAGCATTGATTACTGCATTATCAGCTATATCTGCGGTTTGAACTGTTGTGAGGCTTGTCCGTCCTGATAAATAACCACCCATATCAAGTCTGCTTCAAGTAAGAAATTGTTGCCTCAAGCGATGAATTTGCTTGAGCATCCATTTTTAAGTACATACCAGTAGTAAGTATTAATTTGCCCATTATTGGGTTAAATGCGTCATTTACCGGAATGTTTACTTCTTTACAAAGAACTGCGTTTGTACCACCGCCACTTGCATATACTGTCACTGTTACATGACAAGCAGTAGTAGCGTGAACATTTGCTATATTACATCCTATTATTGTTAGCGTTTCACCACTTCCAGCAGTCAACACAGTGGGATCACTGGTAGTTAAGTCTGCGAAAGTTGATGTTAAAACGTCAGCCATTTTATCCTCCTAAAGCTATTGCTAAACCTACGCCCACCCCTGCGGAACCGTTTACAAATGTTGAACCATTATGAACTATTGCTTGACCAGCAACAGGGCTACTTATTGTTACATCAGTTAAATTAGTTAAAGATGTAGCCGCTGGTGTTACTTTAGCCCATGTTATACTTGTTGAATCTAAAGAACCTCCTTCATCAGAAGTACATATATAAATATTTTCAGCATTTACTGTTCCTTCTGTTATTACAATTAATGAACCGGGGTGTTCATCGTAAGTATCGAATAAATCATCTCTAGCTGGAGAAGCTCCCACAACGTAAATTCCGTTTTGTGAGGCAGTTGATTGATCTTTTACAAGAACTAAATCACCTGTAGATAGTGTTACTCCGTCTAAAGTATCTCCGTTGTTAAGAGCAGTAGCTATTGTAATGTTTGCTGTAGTAGCCGCTGTGACTATTGACCTACTTGCCATACCAGCAAATAAAGTATCTACGTAAGTTTTATTAGTTAAATGATTAGCATTACTTGGTGTAGTAGACGCTGTTACTGCTCCAGAAAAAGAACCTGTAGTTCCTGTAACAGCGGCAGGTGTATTTGCCCCTAGTATACCATCTACATTGCTAGTTGTCAAGGTAGTAATTGTTTGTGACGTAGCAGTACCACCTACTGCACCATTTATTGTAGGAGCAGTTAATGTTTTATTTACTAATGTTTGAGAATCGTCTAAATCTACAAGAGTTGCGTCTGATACTGCTGAGTTAAATTGAGATAATGTTCCAGTTACAGTATTATTAGCAAGATTAATAGATTTATTTGTTAAAGTTTGAGTAGTTCCAGCCGCAGTAGTATCTACGTAAGCTTTAATGGATTGCTGTGTAGCTATTTTAGTAGCACTATTAGAGGACATATTGTCTTCATCAAGAACAGCCGTTCCTGTAATACCTGTGTTAAATACAGGATTAACTAAGGTTTGACCTGTAGTAGTACCGCTTGTAATGTCCATTTTAGAGTTAATAGCTGTTTGAATAGCTGAAAACTCAGTGTGGTAATCAGCACCACTAATTATTTTTTCAGGGTCGGTACTTCCAAGAGCATTTTTACCTGACCATGTAACCTGTATTGTATAATTACTCATGTGTGTTACCCTACCTTAAATGCCACGTAGTTCTTGTTTCCAACGTAGTGCGTTTTTCTTCCTATTTTTTTCAGAAACGTATTTTCTTTTTTTAGGTTTAACAATTCTACCAGCTACTCGCATTTTTACTGGTTTCATTTTTTACCCTTTTTCTTTTTAGTTTTTTTCTTTGGTTTTTTATATCCATACATATTATTCATTTCCCAATATTTGATTATGGCTAAACTAAACATAAAAGTAGTGGAGGTCCTTATTTCTAAGGACCCCCTTATACTACTTAGGTTGCAGGTACAACAAACGCAATACCAGCGTTATTACGTAGTTCACCTACGCCATAAAGAGTATCTGAAGTGAAAAGATCACCCAAATATTCTTGCTTGTATTGTGTCTGAGAACGTACACCCATTTGCTCTACAAGAGCTAGAGCATCTTTGTGCATCATTACACCAACACGGGCCGCACCACTTTCAATGGTAGGACAGTTGCTAGATACATATACATCTATTCCGTATATGCTTCCAATTTTACCTGTCTTGATTGCTTCACCATTACCGATATACTGTTGCTCAGTAAATCTGTTAATGCCTAGCATATCATTAGCCGCTATTGGAGGGATAATCATAAAACGACCATCCATAGGAACGTCAGCGTTATCAAGAGTAAGTATCATTTTACGGATACCTGCATCAGTAATATCATTGTCGTTTGAAGAGTTACCTGTGAAGAGAGTTGTTCCATCACCACCAATAACTGCTTTTTCCCAAAGTGCCGCACCTGAACCACCAACTACACCACCTTGTAGACCTTCACAAATTGTGAACAAATCGTTGTCTACTTGTGTAGCTAGTGCATATCCAGCGTCATCGGTATAGAACCTACGAAGAGAAGATAAAGCTTGAACTTCAACAATATCTTCAATCACTACTGAATATTCATAGTGTTTATTGATGCTCAAGTTAACTACAGAGTGAGTATCACCTTGTAGGACAACCTGAGTATCTGCTACTTTAGCATTTGCAGAACCACGAACAGGAGCAGGGATATGAATAGTATCTCCCTTCTTTCCATTGTGGTTAATTTTTGTAACCAAGTTACCTAGGACCAAGTTTTTCTTGTATCCTGCAATAACTTCATCACTCCAGAGTTCTGGAATAAAATTGGCGGCTTCTGTAACGCCTTGACCATTAGTACCTAAAGCCATAATTAGCTCCTTTTTTCTTTATAAGATTATTATTTAACCCTCCCGTCTGAATAAGCTTGAAGAATTTCATCTTGTAAACTTTCATAACGGTCTGGATCACTATTACGAAGTCTGATTAGATCAGCCCTACGGTAGATTTTCTTACCTGCTGTGGATTCAGAAGAAGTTCTTGATACACCTTTGCCAGCTTTTAATGCTTGGTCTCGTTTAACTGCTTTATTTGCTTCTGCTTCGCTAGTATTGTTAATCAGTGATCGTTCTTTCCAGTTTCCTATTAGTTCCATCGCTGAATCAATATCGTAGTTATGAGCATCTACATATAGCTTTGTACGTATTGGACTTCCTTGTACCCACTCCTGAAACTTAGGGTCTTCTACGATCTTAAGATAATCAGGGTGCGCTGTTTCGAGTTTCTGAGTTGTAGCTTGTGCGTGTTGCACATTTTGTTGCTCTTCAAACTCACGGAACTTTGGATGATTTTCAATGGCTTTGTTGACTGCTAAGTCAGGGTCATCAAAAAAATCTGTCTCCTCTGCTACTTCTTGCGCCTCTGTTCCGCTTTGATTAGTGGTAAGTTGTTGCTGTAAAATACCGTCAGTTAACTTCCGAAGTTCACCGATTTCTTGCCCTTTTCTACCTAACTCTTTTTCAAGATTTTCATAAGAAGAAACTATATCTTCTACTGATTTTCCTTTAAATTTATCAGGTACTTCGTTTACTTGTTCTTGAGGTTTTTCCTCTTGTACAGTAGGAGCCTCTTTTCCAATGTCTGCAAATTCAGCAGTTTGCTCTGGAGTTTCTACGGGTTCTTCAACAACTACACTATCCATATTACTAATCCTCCGTCTATAAAGATTATGGAGTTAAAAAATGTTGGAGTTAGGTATCTTCTAATTGATCCAACGCTAATTTGGTGGTTTCCTCTAAATTAACAATCATATTTAGCATATCCACCTGCCCTCTTCTTAAATAAAGGGTTCTTTCATCGTCTATGTTTTGTATCTTTTCTAATGATTCTGCCATTGAGGTTAACTCTTTTGTTAAGAGGTCCCAAGCTTCACTAGAAAATAAATCTAGACGTTTCTCTAAAAATTCTCTATCTGTCACTTAGCTCGTTCCATACGAGCTTTAGCCAGATTTAATATTGTCTCTGATTGAAGATGTTCTACTTCTGGAATATTACGCATTGTTTCTGACTGTACATTTTGTGCATCGCTACGTAACTTCTCAATTTTAGCCATCTTTTCTGCTAATTCCATTTGACGTTCTACAAGAGCATCTTGAGATTGACCTTCTTGCATTTCAGATTGTATTTTCATAGCCTGTGCCATTTCCTTAGTAGCTCCGGCCTTCATCTCTTCTATTTCCATTTGAAGTTTCATAAGCTCCATTTGCTGAACCATTTGTTGCACTTGTTGTGCTTGTGGATCAGGTTGCATCATTTGAGCTATAGCCGCTTTAAGTTCTTCACGGTTAGATAGAGAAGTATTTTCAAATATAGACATGAGAAGCATTGAAAATGCAGGTGTTCCTTGCTGTGTCATAGACAACAACTGAATCATCTGTGTCATTTCAAGTTCTTTAGCCATTATTCCCATACTGGAGTTAGGAATAAACATATAGTCTCCTGCTGGATAACGGTCAGGAGCAAACTGCATATAACGCCAAGCTGACTTCTTAATTAAAGGTATAAGAAAGTTTTCTTGAAAGTTCATAATAGTACGTTTCTGACGCTTTATAGAGGCCGCTTGAAGCATAGACATTCCAGAAGCAGTATTGTTTCTAGGATTAGATGCTCCGCTTGTAGCACTGTCCATAGCTCCCGTACCCATCTGAACCATACGTTCTAGTTCAGCACCTTGGTTAAACGTAGTTTGAGCTACAGAACCAAAATTCAGAGGCATCAGGGTTGAGCGTGGATCACCATTCGTAAGAATAGTTTTTCCTGCTTTAACCTCAAATTTAACACCTCTAGGCAATCTTGTTGCATCAACTCCCATCATAGGATGAGTTGTAAGAGCTAGAGCGTCAATTCTGGCACGTAACTCAGCATCAAGAGCCTTTTGGGGATTATATCCCTTTTCTGCTACACCTCGACCCCAAAACTTATTTGGAACCCTATCTAACTGAAAAGCGACAAAAGGACGATCACCCATTAAATAAGGGTTTTCTGTAGCCTTAAGGACTGAACTATCGTTAGCTATTATTACTACAGCTTCTACTAATTCATCCTCATCATAATCAAATTGATCGTCTAAAGAACTTTCGTTACCGGATAAATACTTTTTAGGTACTCTTCCCCAATACTCAGTAATTTTTACTTTATCATTATCGTCTGATCTGGAATCATTTTCCTCATCAAAACCTAAGTCCATTTTATCATAACTTCCTACAGGTTTATCTTCGTATATTCCGTTTCTTATACCTTCAATAATTTCATATTTAGGTTTAATGACTACCTGAGCAACTCCTAAAGCTTCGTCTATAGATGTAGCTGAAGGGTCTATAGCAAACTCTTTGGGTGTCAGAGGATCAATTCGTACCGTAGTCATGTCCTCTTCGTATATTACGGTATCTGTAGTTAAGGTATCCGGTATAGCCGATTCACCCATCTTTTTGTTTATTTCTTCATCTACAGTTATTTTAGCAATACCTGTACCATAAATAGCCGCATTAAGAAGTGCCTCTACAATAGCATCTTTAGCTTTAGCTCTGTTTAAGTCTTCCTGTAGGTTCATTCGAACTACTTTAGCGTCCGTAGGGTCTTGATCTGCTACATCATCTCTTAAATCAAACCATTGTTCTTTGCCAAATATAGCTTCTTCTAGCTCTGCTACAGTAGCTTCTATAGCCTGTTGAGTTGCTGGAGCAATTAATCTAGAGTTTTCAGAGGCCCTCATTTGATCCCCTGAAGTCCAAATACCACGCCAAATACGGTAATATTCGTCCCATCTTGTTAAATAGTTTGTATTTCTGTGGTCTTCCCACTGTGTTACTTTATCTACTACCCAAGAACTTAAAGAAGCTTGTGGGTCATTATATGCTAGTTTACTAGTATCCAGAGACATTATCTATTGGTTCCCATTCTTCTAATTCTATTGACTGTGCAAAATCTGCAACAGATACTTGATCTATGTAGGCTAGAGAATCAAGTAAATCATCGTGAGCTAATGGACTAGGAAAGTCAAGCATTTGTGTTATAAAGTGAACATTCCAATCTGCTTTTCTTAGTTTTATTTTCCCATGTTCCATACGACCCTGTAAGGCCCAAACTATTCTATCTTGTTTCTTTTTACCACCGTGAGATACGTCTGTAATGTTTATCCATCTTCCTCGTATTCTCATTTCATCTTCTAAATAAGGCATTATAGCGTTTTTTAACGCACCTGATTCGATTCCTACTGTAACTGCCTTTACATCTTCAGCCGCATTTAGTATTTTAGAGGCAGTCTCTTTAATTCCCCATCTACCGTGAAAAATATCCTTTACGTGCCACTCATCTTGAGCTATTTTTACGACTGATATAGCAGTTTCGTCTAATTTAGAAGATTTTAGTCCTCTTTCTTTTTTAGCTTGTTCAAAGCCAGCCGGGTCCACCGATATAACGAAATGACCTTGCGTTTTAGCTTTGTAATCATCAAACTCATCGTCATCAACATACTGAATCCACTCCTCTTTAAAAATCCCACCTGAAAATGATTCAAAAGTGGCTTCAAATTCTTGTCTAAATGCCTGAGTAGACATTGTTTTACGAGCCGCTTCTATTTCTTTAGGGTCTAAAAAAGTATTATCAGTAGAATTAAACTGAAATGCTTCCCAATCTTCTTCGTTTTCTTCTTTTTGAGCGTCTAACCATAGCTGGTAAAAGTGATTTTTTCCTGCTGGTGTCCCTATAAATAAAGCTTCACCTTTTACGTCTGCCAAAGTTGGTCTTAGGATCATTTCCCAGACCTCCTGTTTCATAGATGCGTACTCATCCATAACAACATAAGAAAGACCCACACCCCTAAGAGTATCGGGACGGTCCGAACCCTTAAGATAAATTTTTCTATCATTGACAAGAGTAAGTGTCGCAGTATTCTCGTGTGCAGATTTGATGACATCTTTACCTACCTCTTTTAAAATAGACCAAAGAATATCCTTAGCTTGTTGAAAAGTAGGTGCTACGTAAAATACATCTTTAGAGGTACTTTGGAGTGCTTTAATAATTAACACCCAAGCCGCTAAATAACTCTTACCAAATCTTCTGCCACATGAGGCAACTTTAAATCTCTTAGGAGAAGTAAAGATTTCCATTTGAGCCTTGTGAAGAGTGACATTTAAATCTGTCATTCTTTTTCTTCGTACTCAGCTTCTATGGTTTTAAATTCTTCTGCTTCTTTTTTTTCAATCGCCTTTACAGATTCAACTATAATATTAATACCTAAATCTTGGTGATCGTGTGTAATCTCAACTGCTTTTGTCGTAGGTATAATTCTGTCCAGACACATTTTTAGACAATGCCTGTCACCTTCTAGAGCTAGTTCTATTACTTTCTCTACTATCTCAGGACCCTTATTAGACATAAGTTCTCTGGATAGTTTGGTGAATTTATTCAGCGATCCTTTTTTTCTACCTTCGGGGTTTAAAGGAGGCATCCCTTTGTATAAATTAGGATTTCCTCTTTTTCTCTTTACCGGAGGGGAAACCGGGTCATCTGAAGAAGACATAAACATTATTCCTTTTTGCTTTAACCCGTCTTTCAGCAAAGCTGAATTAAGGAAGACAAAACATTACTTAAGATTACTTAAGTGAGTAGTATAAGTTATTAACTTAAATAAAGAATAAACACTTAAAGGTTATCACTTTGGTTTCTTAAGTTTACTTAAGTAACTAACCACTCAATATACTAATATTGTAGCATATTTAACAGCTTAAGTCAACCCCCTTTGGTCTTCTTTGGTACATACCGCGATTATGAGCAAAGTCAACCGTTAATTTCACTTATTTTTAATATTTATGTAATTCTTTCGGGTCCAAATTGCTTCTCATGTGGTCCTGAGTGTATTTCAATAATTATCCCCGGACCACAGGGGTCCCCCCCATGCTTATGTGGCACAAATGTCACTGTTGCTCTTAGGTAACACCCAGGTGTTGCCAAAGTGTCACACTGTTACAGTAATACCACAGTGTTGCATAAGTGTCACTGTTGCATAAGTGTCACATCTCAGGTATTTCTTAAGTTTACCTGAGAAGTTGGCATGGTTTTTGCATAAGCAATTCTTGTGCCACTTTGGTTTGCTCAGGTGTCACGTTTTCGTGAGAATTACCTGAGAAAAACCTGAGAAGTAAGTATGTATGATTATGGGTATTCTAAGGCCTTCTCAGGACCACTAATATTCT